CCATCAATATTTGCAAGTTCTAGTTCTGTAACAGATTGTGTTCCCTCTTGAAATGTAATCGCATCATTAACAATTGCAGTAGCACCAGAAGTCTGTGCAGTAATCTTTTGATTGATAATCTCATCACCAGACACACCAGCAAAACCAGAACATCTTAAGATTGTTTCCGTTCTCCAGTCACCATTCGACACACGCAACATATGTTCTGTGGGATAGAATATGTTTGCTTCTTCTCCAAGTAATATTCTAAAGAATAGTTCGTGTCCTTCTTTTGTACCTTTAGCTGAATACAAGTCTTTAATGTTCTTAAGTAATTTTCTTTTTGATACACTAGTTGCAAGTGACTCTGGTATGGAGGTCATTAATGAAGAACGCATCTGGTCTAAGAAATCAAAGATAGTATTATCTACATCTGCATACTCTAAAAGTTGTTGTATGTTTTGTATAGGGTTTGCACGATATTGTGTGATACTTCCTTGAGCATTAGAAGTTTGTCCAGTAAATGTTTCACCAGTAATAAACTTTTGTTGTGACGATATATAAAGTCTTTTGTTTCTTGAATCTTCTACAAGTATTGTTGCAGTTGCATTTGATGTTTCACCTTTTACAATTTCACCATTTGTAAATTGTGCAGTATCTTCTGTAAGTATCCTATCACCATCTTGTTCATCTAACACATACGCAGTCGTTGTTGTTTCATAACGCACATAACTGTTTACAACTGTATATGTAACTTGACCTGCTTCTAAAAACTTGTAATACTCTTTTAAGAACTTAACAAAAATTGGGTGGTCAGCCTGTATAAAATCAGGCACCTGTCCTTCTATAAGTGGTGAAAGTTTAGTCTGAAGTTTTGACTTTTCATCTGCCATTGATTAGTATCCAGAAGAAGTAGGATAAGATGTAGTTGTATTAACTGATGTTGTACTTGCAGTTCCAGATGTTGTAGTTGTATAACCTACACCAGTTGTTGTAGTATTGTCTACTTGTCCTGTTACATTTGAGTTAATTAAATCTATTTCTAATAATTGATTACGAACTGGAACAATATCATTAGAACTTGGTATTGCAGTTATTCTTATGTTATTAGATGTTTCTCCATCTACATTTGATACTGCTGTTATCTTTACTGCGTTAATAGACACAGTTCCATTTGCATAATCTATTGTACCAGCTGCAGAACTTAAATAGGTTCTTACACCAGAAACCACAGAGTATATTCTTACTACACCAGCACCATCTTCATCAAAGAAATATTCTGTGGTAGTATCTCCGTCAATTTGAAAACCTGTTGATGCAAGAATACCACCACCACTCTTATTGTGTTCAGAGTGAGGATTGTAAAATGCATTTGCAAAATTAATTGTATAGTTTGTAGATGTATTTAATGATGGTGTAAAAAATTTACCCATAGTCACTGTCGTTGTATTGTTTAGAATTGAATTGTCCACACCATCTATTTGTCCAGTTAATTGTGAATGTCTAAACGGAGAATTAAATGTTTCTAATCTTGTATCTGAATCAGAAGTTATTGTATTAATAACTAAAGTTTCTAAATCTGATTTACCTCGTGTTGTTGCAGATGAGTTGTAATTAAATGAAATACCTAAAATTAAAAATGTTGTTTCTGGGTCAACTACCACTGGTGTAATAGACGCAACTTTAAAAGAACTTAAATCCTTTACCAAATTTTCTTTTTGTGATGTTGTGAGATTAAGTGCAGTTGTACTCTTTACTGATATAAAAACTTTACCGTACTCTGGTGTTGAACTTACACCTGTACTCGTATTATAACTTCCATCTTCACCACCCCACACTGAAACAGCTTGTGTATTAGGAAAAAGTTTTTTTACATAAACTTTATAATCCTCTGCTGTAACTGCACGACCTTGTGATGCGTAATCTAATGGTGCGTTTAATTTTATAGAACTAGAAGATTCTGCTTCAGCACCACCACTTGCATTTGCGACTGTTGTAACTGAAATATTTGTAACCGTATCTATTGATTCTGTTCTAACAAAAGATGATGCACCGTTAGCTGCAGTTTTATTAGTAATCACATAATTTAGTATAACTACATTACCATCTGATACTGCAACACTGGTTGCACCATCTCCAAAGTAAATTTCAAACTTACCACTTTCTGTTTCTTGTAAATAATAAACTGTACTTACACTTGACAGTTGTGTTATGTCAGTTGCCTTTGTGTATGTCGTAGAAGTTGTATCTGTTGTTGAGTTTTGAACTTTTACTGTGAGTGTTGTTGTATCTGCACGAATATCTGTCAACATAAATCTTTGGTCAACATCATTACTGTCCACAATATATTTCGTACTTGCATATGTTCCCTCATAAATTTCTGTGCTATCAAAGGGAATAGACGAACCTGTGTTTTGAGAAGTCTTATCATTAATTGTTACAAATTGAAAATTAACACCATCAATAGTTGTGTTGAATGTTGTACCAGCAGACATTATCGCAGTTGAATTTGATGTTGTAAGTGAAACATTGATTGTTGCAATAGGAGCTCTAGGTGAACCTACCTCATACCCTAACATCTTTGCATGAGATACCACACTGGAACGAAGTGATGCACTATCCAAGAACATTTCGTTTGCTAACATATTTGCATTGAAACCAAGATAGTGAGTATTGTATGCGAGGGTGTCTAATAATATATTCATACCAGAACCTTCAAAGTCATAGTCAGTAAATTCATTTTGTCCTTTTAGAAATGTTTTAAAATTTTCTTTTACAGTGTCAAAATCAAATTCTGTAACTCTTAATTTTTTATCATTTATTGCCATCTATCGTAACCTCTCTAGAAATGCGTCAAGTTCAATTAATTCTGTTGGTGCGTTTACCACATAAAAATATACGGTAACTTGATAACCGTTTGAATCAAAGTTTGGATTTGTTCTTACACCCACAAGTCTTGCTCTTGGTTCGTGGTTTATAATTGAGTCTTCTATCTTTCTTGAGATAACAGACGCAACCATAGGGGTCATTAATTCAAATAACATTCCTCTTACATTACCACCAATTTCTGGGTGAAAAGGTTTTTCATAAGTGTTTAATAAAATTAAATTACGAACAGAACGTTTAACTGCTTCAATGTCAGTTACTCTGTTTATATCTTTATCAGACTTTTTACTAAAGAATAAATCTAAATCTCTATACTGTTTTACATTACGACTAATATCATTATTTCTTTGTGCGTCATTGTATGCAGACATACCTCTACTCCTAATGTATTATTTATACAACATTACTTGAATGGTGAAAACTTAGGTATGGTAACAGACAAATTAGCTGGAAGTAAATCTTTAGCACTTTCTATGTCTGCTGTTATCTGTTCTTGTGCAGATGAAATGTCAGAAGATATTTGTGCCTGAACATCTGGGTCTGCAAGTATTTTATTTGCTTTAGTCGTCATCTCACTAAACTGTGCATTAAAATCTACATTCGTAGAAACCTCTGCAAATTCTTCTGCTATACCTTTAGCATTTGAGAGAACAGTTTCTTGTGCAGATTGGATTGCTTCTGTCGCACCAGCTTTTAGTTCGAAGTTTGGACAGTCTTTACATATATCAAAACTTGGCACACTTGGTAAACTACCACTTAACAAATCTGATGCACTTGATAGAGCATCTGTTGCACTTGATATTGCTGGTGCAGCTTTTGAAACTAAATCATCAAGGTCGAAACCATTAGCTGATAATGCACTTCCAAAATTATCAGTGATTGAGGATAACTTAGATTGGTAATCTAACAAACCTGCTGGGGTTGATAAATCAAAACTTGCTAACGCAGTCAGTTCTCCTTGAAAACTTATTGCTGGTACAGAGGGTATCTCTGGTAACATACTTGATAAGTTTGATGATACACTTGTTATGTTTGCTGAAACTGCGTCCTTCAGTGCAGACGCAGAAGTAAAGTTCCCACCAAGTTGTGATGTTAGTTTACTTTTTAAATCAGCAGTTGCACCTGTTACTGCATCAAAGTTTATATTTGCTCCACAAGTCATTTATTTCTCCTAATTTACTGGGGCAACTTCATCTGTACCAGTTCCTCTTGCTGGTGATACTGGGTGAACGTGGTCAGTTAAAGCTCCGTCACCTTTTACGTCAATAAATGTATCCCCATCAATTTTCTCTTTGAACGCACCGACATAATGATGAGTTGCATCACCACTATACTTAATACCTGTTACACCAGATATTTTAGTTGTAAGAGATGAACTGTAAGTTTCTGTAACTGCACCTGTTACACTTTGACTTAATGTTCCACCAATTGTTTCTGTTACATTTTCTTCATAGTTAATTGTAACATTACTACCAGAACCATGTGATGTTTCGTTACCAGCTACAATAGACACATCATTGATAGCTATAACACCAAAGTCCTGTAGTGCAGTTTGAACGATTGATGCAGTTGTAGATGTGACTGAAATATCAGAGGTCACAGTTATGTCCTGTGTTCCACCCACTGTCCTAGTTTCATTTCCACTAACTGTTGTTGTTATATCTCCTAGTATCTGTCCGATAGTTGCAATGTAGTTTTTATCGACAGACAGATTGTAACTTCCATTTACAATTTCAGTTTCCATATTACCACCTATGGGATTACCATCTTCACCTTTCTTTCCACCTATCTTTACAATCTCATTTAGTCCAACTCTACGAATATAGTTTCCAGTTATGTCAAGTGTGTAATCTCCATCTACATATTGTCTAACACTTCCATATACAGTCAAGTCTAGGGCTCCACTTGGATTACCTGTTTTTGCATCTTTTCCAACTGCATTGATAACTATCTTTTTATTTCTTGCGATAATCTCGTAATCATCATAAACAACTTTTGTAACTCTTGTTCCTTGTGGGTGTATCTCCTCAAATGTCCCAGACATATGCTCTTTGTATAATCTTTCGTTGTCTGGTGTATCATCTATCTCAAAGACGTGTCCACTCTCCGACTCTTGAACATGATTGAATGGATACTTTGCAGAGGGGTATGGGTCTTGGTCACTGAATACAGATTTAGGGTGAGGTTCACTCCACTTACCATTTGCGACAGGAGTAGAAAATTCTTGTGAGTT